CCCCTCACCATCTCTCTCCCCAATCGACGAAAAACGACCCTCCTCCTGCCCATCCGCCTCGTTCTTCGCAGCACAGGGGGCCTATTCCTGCGAATATCGCACGGTTGACGGGGCAACGATTGCAACCCTTGAGAGGCGATTATTCAGTCGGGGTGCATAGAACGGTGCATACTCCGCACGAACAGCCCGGTCGAGAGGATGGATAACGGTTGGCGCTGGCGCATAGTCCGCAGATAGCTGCGCTCAAGGGCTCGACCGAGCCGCGGATCGCGCCGCCCATCCCGGCCCGGTCGCTCATCCGCGAGTACGAGGCGGCGGCGAAGGACCTCGGCATCAAGCTCATGCCCTGGCAGAAGCTCGCCGCCCGCTACATCGTGGGCCGGCGCGGCGAGCGCTGGGCATTCCGCGAGTTCGCGGCCGTCGTCGCACGGCAGAATGGCAAGACGACCCTCGTCGACCCGCGTATCCTCATGGGCCTCCGGCGCGGCGAGTCGATCCTCCATACCGCCCAGAACCGGGACCTCCCCCGGCAGTCGTTTCTCCGCATCGCCGGTCGGGTCGCCGGGCTGCCCGAGATCGAGAGCATCCGCAAGGCGAACGGGCAGGAGGAGATCCTCGCCAACAACGGCGGGCGGTACAAGCTCGTCGCGCCCAACTCCAACGTCCGCGGCGGGTCGGCCGACCTCGTCATCACCGACGAGGTCCGTGAGCAGCACGATCAGGAGCTCATGGACGCGATCCTGCCGACGACGATCGCGAAGGCCGATCCGCAGATCATCTACCTCTCCAACGCCGGCGACGACGAGTCGATCGTCCTCAACGAGCTCCGTAGGCGACGCGAGACGGACCCACGGCTCGCCTACCTGGAGTGGAGCGCCGGGCCGGACCGGGCGCTCGACGACCGCGACGGCTGGGCCGAGGCGAACCCGGCGCTCGGCTACACGATTAGCGAAGAGGCGCTCGAGGCCTTCCTCGTCAAGGGGCCGCCGTCGTCCTTCGAGACCGAGAACCTCTGCCGCTGGGTCGTCTCGATGCGACCCCGGCTCCTCAGCGACGCCGCGTGGCAGCAGGCGCACGGCCACCTCGAGCCGCCGCGCCGGCCCGGCCTCGCGATCTCAATGGATGCGTCCGGCAAGCGGGCCTCGGCCGTCATCGCCTGGCAGCAGAGCGACGGGACGATCGGCTGCCAGGTCATCGCCGACGTCCTCGGTGACCCCATCGACACCGACCGGCTCGGCCGGGACCTGCGCCAGCTCGCCGCGCGTCTCGGTGCGACGAAGTTCTCGTACGACCCGTGGACCGACGCCGAACTCGCCCGCCACCTGAAGAACGCGAAGCCGCTCATCGGCCGCGAGTACGCGAACGCGAGCGAGAACTTCGTCCGGGTCATCGAGTCCGGCCGTCTCCGCTGGGACGACGCTGACCCGATCAGCTACGACCTCGCATGGACGGCCCGCAAGCCCCACGAGACGGGTGCCTGGCAGGCCGTCAAGGCCCGCGAGGACCGGCCGATCACGGCGGCACTCGCCGCCATCCGAGCCGTCTGGCTCGCGTCTGGACCGAAGCAACCGACGCCGAAGGTGCTGTGATGGGACTGATCGACAACCTGAAGCGCTTCCTCGCGCTGGAGCCGCTCCAGACCCGGACGAGCCTCGACTACCCGGACCTCGACACGCAGCTCGCGGCGCTCCACGCCCAGTCTCGCCCGTGGCGGGCGTCGAGCGTGACCGAGGCGATCGGCGTGCCGGCCGTCTTCCGGGCAGTCAGCCTCATCGCCAACACGACAGGCGCCCTGTCGCTTGAAGCGCTCCGGCGCGGCGTGAAGCTCGACGATACCGCTCGGCCGCGAATCGTCGTCCGGCCGAACCCCCTCACGACGCCGCGCGAGTTCTACCGCGACACGGCCTGGAGCATGGCGACTCGCGGTGAGGCGTGGTGGTGGGTCGCAAAGCGCGACGGCGCCGGGCTCGCCCTTTCGCTCTTCCCGGTCTCGCCGGCCGAGGTCACCGTCAGCGAGAACCCGCGTGACCTGCGCTACCCGATCATCGAGTGGCGCGGTCGGAAGATGCCGAATGAGGACATGCGCCAGCTCACCCTCACCCGGGAGCCCGGAGCGCTTCGAGGGCTCGGGCCGCTCCAGGCGTGCGGCGCGGCGCTCTCCGTCACCGTCGAGGCGCAGGAATGGGCGGCGAACTTCTTCGCCTCCGGCGGCTATCCCTCGGTCGTGCTCGCGTCCGAGATCGAACTGACCGAGGACGAGGCCGGCGCACTCAAGGCACAGTGGACCGAGACGCCGTCGAACATGCCGAAGGTGACGAACCCTGGGCTCACCGTCACCGAGTTCGGGGCGAACCCCCAGGGCGCCCAGATGCTCACCGCCCGCGACTACCAGAACGGCGACATCGCCCGCATGTTCGGGATCCCGGGCTCGCTCCTCGACCATCAGGTGGCCGGCGCGTCGCTGACGTACCAGAACCTCGAGCAGGAGTACGCGAAGTTCGTCCGCGCGTGCCTCTGGCCGTACTACCTGGAGCCGATCGAGCAGGCGATGAGCGACCTGCTGACCAACTCGACGGTCGCGCGCTTCAACGTCGATGCGCTCCTGCGGGCCGACGTAAAGACCCGGTACCAGGTCTACAAGCTCGGAGTCGACTCCGGCGTCCTCATGCCCGAGGAGGCGAGGGTCGAGGAGGGGCTCAACCCCGGCAACATCGAGAACGCGCCCGTCCCGACTGGGAACCCCGTGCTCATCCCGGCCGTGCCCGTCGAGATGCGCACGATCGAGGTCCGCTGCGACGGTCTCACGACGAAGCGGCGCTCGGGGATCACTCGGATTGAGACCTGCAACCGGCTCCTCTCGCGGACCGGCGGCTACATCGGGCGCTGCCCGCGCTGCCACAAGGAGCACGACATCGTGCCGCCGCGCGCCGTCCCGGCTCCCACGCCCATCACCGCGCCGCCGGTGCCCCCGGCTTCCCTCCAACCAGAGGCACCGGCGGCATCCGTCGAGCCCGATGAGCTCCTCGCCGCCATCCGGTCGCTGCCCGGCGAGATCGCGGCGGTGATGCCGCGCCAGGAGCCGCCGGTCCTCCGGATCGAGGAGGGCGCCATCAAGACCGACGTCCATCTGCCGCAGATCACGGTCAACCCGACCGTCGTCGGCGAGGACCAGCTCGACGCGATGCGGGCCGACATGACGACCGTCCTCGACGCATCCGAGGAGGCCCGAGAGACGGCCGAGGCCGCCCGTGACGCGATGCGCGAGGAGGCGGCGGCCATCCGGGCCGACATGGCCCGCAAGGCTCGTCCGCGGCGACTAACTGGCATCAAGCGGGACGAGGTCGGCAGGATCGTCGACGCTGAGCTCATCGAAGTAGCAGAGGCAGGGTGACATGGCAGCAGGCGCTTGGACCTTCACGAATGCGGGGCGGACGAACCTCCTCGACGCCCTCTTCGACGTGGACTCCGACTCGTACAAGATGGCGCTCTTCACGAACGCCAGCAACCTCGGCTCTGGTAGCACGACGTTCGCCGGCGTCACTGGCGAGGTCGGCACGACGA